TATCTGCATCAGTGATGCGTGGTATTGGTACAGATGATAGAATGCCAGCGATTGGAGACGAAGCACTCTCTGCAAAGCAATGTGCTACGTGGATGAAAGAGCAATTAGACAGAGCAGAAGATTTTGCAAAAAAAGCTTGACAAAATCTTTAAATTAGTGTATAAATATAACATTGAAACTACAGAAGGTATTCGTAATGAATTTTAGTAATGAGACTTTGAGTGTATTGAAAAACTTCTCTACAATCAATCCTAGTATCGCATTTAAGCCAGGGCAAATAGTACGTACTATTTCTCCACAAAAGACTATTATGGCTGCGGCGACTGTTCCAGAAGCATTTGACAATTCGGCAGCTATCTATGATGTATCATCGTTCTTAGCTACGTTACAATTGTTTGATGGACCAGATGTTAAATTTGGTGATGACAGGTTCACTATTCAAGGTGGGGCTGGTAAAGGTCAAAGAACAGTGAAGTATACATATGCTTCCGATAATCTTATCATCACACCACCAGATAAAGACATTTCTATTCCAGACCCAGAAGTAAACCTATCTATTTCATGGGCCGATATTGATGACGTAATTAAAGCGACTGGTATTCTTCAATTGCCAGAGGTAGCATTCGAAAGCCGTGATGGTGACGTTTATCTATCTGCGGTTAATAGTAAGAACCCTAGTGCTAATACGTTTGATATTCTTCTTGCCGAGGGCTTGGGTAAAGAAGACTTCAAGATGATTATCAAAGTCGATAATCTTAAACTAATGGCCACCGACTATGAGGTTGCACTTTCCTCAAAAGGTATGGCTCATTTCAAGTCTGAAAAAGTGCAATATTGGATTGCAATCGAATCTCGTTAATTAAGGAGTTATTATGACAGAAGAGACAAACGAACAACCTGGCATTTCGCTACAACAGCTTGCCGCAGCAGTACAAATCATTGATTTGGCGGGAGAACGTGGCGCTATTAAAGGCGAAGAAATGGCCGCAGTGGGCGCTGTTCGAACTGCATTTGCAACATTTGTTGAGTATGCACAAGAGCAACAAAAAGCAAATGAGCCTCAAGGGGAACCTGAGGCAGCAAACGAAGAAGCTCCTGCAGACGCTTAAATTAGAAAAGGGGGTTGACAATCAGCCCCCTTTTTGCTACTATACAATTTTATTATGATGAGGTGATTGAATGCAAGAAGACTTTCTATGGGTAGAACGTTATCGACCAAATACTATTGAAGATACGATACTACCAGAAAAACTTAAAGCTGTTTTTCAAAAGTTTGTAGATCAAGACAATATACCTAATCTACTTTTGACAGGTCGTGCCGGTATCGGTAAGACTACTGTTGCTAAAGCAATGCTTGAAGAAATCAACGCAGACTACATTGTAATCAATGGGTCTATGAATGGTAACATCGACACTTTACGTGTAGACATTGCTAACTTTGCATCTACTGTTTCTTTTACTGGTAGTCGTAAATATGTAATACTAGACGAAGCAGATTACTTAAACCCAAACTCTACTCAACCCGCTCTACGAAACTTTATGGAAGAGTTTAGTAAGAATTGTGGGTTCATTCTCACATGTAACTTTAAGAATCGTATCATCGATCCTCTTCACTCACGTTGTAGTGTTGTTGAGTTTGCCATTGGCAATGATGAGAAAGCAGATATTGCTGCACAGTTCTTTGGTCGTGTGAAAACTATTCTAAAGGAGCAAAACATTGAATTTGATAACAAAGCTGTTGTTGAGTTGGTCAAGACTCACTTCCCAGATTGGCGTAGAACTCTTAATGAGCTACAGCGCTATTCTAGTACTGGTCGTATTGATTCTGGTATCTTAAGCAACCATTCAACTGGTAACTTAGATGGCCTAATTGACTTGATGAAGGGTAAGAACTTCACAGGTGTTCGTAAGTGGGTAGCCGAGAATAGCGACATTGATAGTTCTATGTTGTATCGTAATCTATATGATATGCTACCAGGCAAAATTAAAAGTACACAAAGTGTTGCAGATTCTATTATTATATTAGCAGAGTATCAATACAAAGAAGCATTTGTTGCTAACTCAGAGATTAATCGTGTAGCGGCTTTGGCTACAATTATGGCAGAAGTGGATTGGAAATGACTGATAGTGAAGTAGAAAAAAGAATGAGAGTATTATCTGCTCCTATTGAACGGCAAATCATGATGTGCGATTCAAGAGAAGAAATTATGATGTTAGCATCCGTCTTGTTGACTAGAGCAGTGCATATGTTTGATAGTACTATCGAAGAAGACGGTCGTAAACAAATGATGAAAAGTTATACGTGATGAATAAGCTTCAAGAACTTATGGTAATCACAATGGAAGAATGTGGCGAACTTATCCAAGAATGTAGTAAGGTTCTACGTAAGGCTAAAAAGATTGAAGACATTCCAGTAGCAAACCGGCAAAAGCTTTTAGAAGAAGTTGGTGATGTGTACTGTATGATTGATCTTATAATTGATAATGGTCTTATGACAGAAGAAGAGATATATGGTCGAGCGCAGATCAAATCTGAAAAGTTAAAGAAATGGAGTAAGTTATATGGGGTGGATGAACCAACTAATTCATCGACACAATAAAAAGGCCACGTGTCTTATATGTGAAGAAGCTGTACTTCAAGATGCGGCTGTGATAGAATATCAATACAAAGATGGCATAGGAAAAGCATTCTTATGCCCTCGGTGTGAAAAAGAAATGAGTAAATCTAATTTGGACTTTGATGATGAGTAATCCATTTGACTACATAAATTCTATTAACCAGAACAAGAAGAACTTAATGCGTGACAGTGAGAATGATACTCTTGCTGAGAGAGGCTATAATCCTTGGATTACTAGCAATGCATTGTCGTACTTTCCTGACACTATTCTTCATGCGAACCTAGTGAATACATATCACCAGCTAGATAATCGACCTCAATATGATTTTTTACTAAATAGTATTAGACCTAAGAAGCGATTTGCAAAGTGGGTTAAGAATACTGGTGATAGAGACTTAGAAATTGTCTGTGCTTATTATGGGTGCAATCGAAACGTAGGCCGAGACTATCTGTCTCTGTTGACCAGTGATCAATTAAAGATTATGGAAAAACAACAAGAAACAGGTGGAATAAAAAATGAGTCTAATAGAAAGCTTGGTTGAAGTTGATCTACCTAGCGATGAAAGTTTTCTTAAAGTAAAAGAAACTTTGACACGTATCGGTATCGCTTCACGAAAAGACAAAAAGTTATTTCAATCTTGTCACATTCTTCACAAACAAGGTAAGTACTACATAGTTCATTTTAAAGAGCTGTTCATGTTAGACGGTAAAGTTAGCAATTTTGCAGACGAAGATAAAGCAAGACGAAATACCATTATTAATTTGCTAGAAGAATGGGGGCTAATTAAAGCGACTAACCCATCTAGCACAGAAGAACCTATCGCACCATTATCTCAAATCAAAGTACTACCGTACAAAGAGAAAGATCAATGGACATTAGTTGCTAAGTATAGCATCGGAAAGAAAAAGTAATATAGGATATTTTATAATGAATGATGATGAACAACTAGAATTTGATTTGGGTGATACTGTAACTACTTTAGACTGGAGACCAGAACTTCTTATTTGGAAGCTTTGGGACGAAGCACACCTCCCAGAATACGCTACTGAATGGTCTGCTTGCTTTGATTTGAAAGCAAGTCTGAGGCCTCTTGACCTTATTAAAGTTTATGGTCGTTTGAATGGTTCAGTTACACGCCCTGTTGATGAAGACAAGAAGTTCTCACTATATCACGGTGAACGTGTTCTGATACCAACTGGCTTAGTGTTTGATTTGGATAGAGATACTTCACTTCGTATTCATCCTCGCTCTGGACTTGCGTTGAAGAAGGGCGTAATCATTGCAAATTGTGAAGGCGTTGTGGATGCTGACTATGTTCAACAAACATATGTGATGCTTCAAAACACTTCAGATCAAGTATTTGAAGTTAGAGACGGCGATAGAATCGCACAAGCCGAAGTCGTCCCACTTCAACAATATATTTTCGAGGTTAGCGACAGAGAACCTGAAAATAAAACGTCACGTACTGGCGGACTTGGTAGTACTGGCGTATAAATAAACCGTAAGCGCCTTATAGGGCTTACATAATAAAACGACAATTCTTGCTTATTAAAAGGAGAAAAGAAATGAATAGTCATACACGTAATAGGTTTACAACTGATATCTTAAACGATCCATTCTTTGTTGGTTTCGACAAAATGTTCGATAGAATGCATACAATGAATAGGGTCAACAGTTCAGCATCAAACTACCCTCCATACAATCTAATCCAAACAGGCGATGATACTTATATCATTGAGTTAGCTGTTGCTGGTTTTGATGAAGATGATTTTGATGTAGAACTACACGATAGCATTTTAACCATCAAAGCAGACATTGGCGCAACCGATGATAGTACAAACTATCTTCATAAAGGTATCGCTGCTAGAAGCTTTGAGCGTAAATTCACTCTAGCCGACACGATTAGGGTTGCTGGAGCATCTCTACATAGTGGTATGCTTACCATTAAACTAGAGAACGTTATTCCGGAAGATAGAAAGCCGAAGAAAATTACAATCGGTGGTCAACTAGAACCAGAACTTCTTACTGAATAATCGGATATACGCTAGAGCGTATGATTTACACTTTTACGCTCTAGCGTAACACAAACACACAACACAGGAGAA